TTGCGCTCTTCTATTTTTACTGCGTTACTACCAGCGAAAACTGATTCTTCTTTTGAGAAACCTTTGTCCAGAGAAGCATTGGCTACTTTTGCGAATAATTCCCTTAATTTTAAAGATTTACTTTGAATAGCGGGTGTTGTATTATCTGCTGACCATTGCATGTTCTCTCCTTTATAAATAATAACCCCGAGATTTACTCGGGGTATTTGCACTATTATATCACAGAATTATTATTAATTCAAGTAATAACATCTTGCTGTAGTAATTGCAAGTTCAATCGCTGCATAGCTGTAAACGGTTCTTGAGTTGTGACATCAGCAGTAAGAAAAACAGCTTCAATATCTGCTAAAGTTACTTGCATTCCAGAAGCTATACAAGCATCGTATACAGCTTCTGGATTACCTGCTATGGTTTCTGTCAAGACCCAAGCTCCTTCGGTATCTTGCTGGTATACTTGCTCAGGAACCATGTAAGCAAAATCTTCACTTATAAACCCTGTGCTGATATAATGCGAAGCTGTTTTATTATCAAAAGATAAAGCAGTAGTCCACATACCTGCACCAGCTGGAGATAAAGCACTGGCAATATCTCTAGCAAGTTGAGTAGTATCAGTGGGTAGTATCATTGTGCGAAAGATATCTGTCATATTAGAACTCCAGTTTTGGTTGCAACGTACGTCTCTGTGCTCGACAACTCACCTGCGGTCACTGCTTTGCCAACGATGACCATGCTGTAAAGCTGGCCGTTGAATGGCAGTGAAGCGCCAGCACGTCTGCCTATATACAAAGGGTTATTGCTAAAGTTTCCTGTGCCTTGGTCTGCGGTGCTTTGCGCTACTTGAGCACCGTTAACTCGCAGCGTTGCACGGTCGCCTGAGATGTCGCCCAATGCTGTAAGGCTGTTGGTGATTGGTGCGGCATACCCGCTTGTATTAGCACGTGCTGCAACTGTCCCCTTGCTGTCCCATAAGTATGAGAAAGAACCTGAGAACGAGGCAAGCTCAAACGAGCCTGCGTTTGCAGCGGTATCTACGCTCAAACCAACTATTGCCGCATAGGTATCACTCAACTTCCGCACCCCAGCAAACACGCTCATCTTGTCCGTGCTGGTGAAGCTGATGGAGTTGGTGCTCAGTGAGTCATCAACGCCATCGAACTTGAGGTACGGCAAGAAGCCTGTGGTGTCGTAGTCCGTGCTGGTGTTTACGCGCTGGTATGCGGGGAGGTTGACGCCTTGGTTGGCGAAGCGGAGGTCTGCTTTTCTGGCAAAAACTCCTTTGGTGATGTCACCGGCATAACTGTTTGCGGCCCCATCTAACAATACAACACGCACTTGGGAGGCTACGGCATTACGTTTTACTCTTAGTCTAATATACCCATCTGACAACAGTTCTGATGTGTATTCGGTTATGTTAGTACCAACGCCTGAAAACGCATTCGTGCTAAATTTATACGATATGCTGTCACCGGCAGTTGATGTACCAACAAACAATCGAACATTGTCGCGCCCCTTTTCTTTTAGTTCAACGGTAAACAAATCACCGGTTGCACCTTGGAGTGTGTAGTGTTCGCCGGTTGTTGCGGTTTCTGAAATCAAACCTGATGTTGCGGTTGTATTAATTTTTAACCACACCGCATCATCATTAAACTGCTCAGTCTTCGTCAGCAAGTTATACCGCGCACTCAGCACAGGGCGCGATGCACTGGTGGACTGGAATGCGTGGTTGCCGGGGAGTTCTTTGACGGAGATGTTGTCGATGGTGCCTCCGCCGATACCAATAATGTTCAGGTTTGTCCCAACAGCAGTCCTGATTATGCGGCGGCGACCAAGAGTTGACCCTACCTCTATCCCACTGCCACCAGCCTCTATGTAAATGTTATTCCCCGGAGAGGCACCTAAAGCAATTAAATCAAATTCAATCTGATACCACTTTCCAACAGTTAAAACACTTTGTCTATAAGTTGCATAAGTCGGCCCAGCGCCAGCAGCAGTAAAAACAAGCTGCCCAGAAACAACAGACGCAGAGTTAGTTGTGCCTGCAATGTATGTCCACCCAGTACTTCCATTGCTGAAATCACCATTCGTCACCAACTCACTACCCAGCACCAACCCCTGCGACTTGTCCAGCATCAGGCCCACAGGCTGCTCCACGGCAGTGACTGGCGTTGTGCCTGCGCTGTCTTGGAACAGGGTGCTGTAGTCGCTCGGGTCGTACCAAACGCCCGGTGCTCCACCGCTGAACAAAGAACTAATATTAAATGCTCGTTTTACAGCAGATGCAATTGCTGTTAGTTTTGTAGCTCTAAGTTGCATATAGCTCCTTTATTTTGTATCTGCTGTTGCACTATTATACTAACTCTGTAATAGCTAAAGAACCATTAGCAGTAGCTGCACTTTCACGAATAGCTGCAATAGTTGCACCTAGTGGAACTGCGATATCTAGGCGTTCATCTTGACCAATGAAATGACTGGTAGTTGCATTTGCAGTCTGTGCTCCAGTACCCACTACATAACGCATGTCAGCGCCTCGTGCTCTGATGCTAATTCTTCGGCAAGTTGTAGTTAGTGCTACAGATGCACTTGTAGCTGTTACAGCCAGTTGTCGTGCTACGGATGGAATACCTAGTGGCTCTGTAGGTACTGGATTACCGCTGTCATTTTTAATTTCTACTTCAGAACTTACAACTGCAGTAGCTGTAGTTTCTAAACGTCCTGTTGAATCTACTTTAACAGGTAGTAAAACATCTGCCTGACCAACTTGTGAATAAACACCTTCAAATACTGTACTCATGATTTTTCCTTATTAAATTGTGTATTTTGCTTTAATTAAAGCTTCTACGGATTTCTTTACTTTGTTTTTCTTATTAGCTTCTTCTGCGTTAGCCATAGCAGCTAAACTAGCAATACGAGCTTTTTCTTCAGAACCAGTATCTTTTAGCGTTTGGTTAAAAACTCTAATTGCTACTTCTTGAACTGACTTAGACTTCTTATTAGCCCATTGTGGAACATTATCGGCTGAGTACATTTTTTCTCCTGTGTATTACTTGTAAAGCACTCTGGGATAATTTACCACCTTGTGCTGAATTCCATCCCATGTATTCAAATGGACGAAACATCTTCTCTAACTCATAGGCTTCTTTTTCAGTGCAAACACAAAGTCTAGTTAGTATTATATTTTCTATACCATGTTTAGCAAAAGCTAAATGCAATGGATTGTAAGAGTTGTAAGAATTATAAAACTTACTGCAATGTTCTTTAAATCTAATCTCGATTAAACGCCTAGTGACACCAACATATCCTTGTGTAAATACATCGGTGTCATCTTTTAAGTGCATCCAGTAGAGAACTGCTGTTTTATCCTGCATTCTCTAGGTTACCAGAACTGGTATCGTTACCTGAAGGACTAGTTGCTGTACCTTCACCTGCTGTTTTAAAACCATCGCCACTTCTAGAGGTCATAGCTGGTAGTAAATCTTGATTGGGTTCCTGATCTTCAGGAAGAGCATCTACTCCAATACTTTCACGAACTCTATTAAGAACAGCGCGATCAACTTCAATAACGGATGTACTAGCGAAACGCTGAACAGCTTTGGAGAAGGATTCTAGGTCTTCACTTTCTAGATTATCAAAGTCCATATGACCCATTCTAGAAGTATCCCAACCGTTTAGTTCGTATGTTTGTTTGATTAAGTCTTCATTAATAACATCACGAATCTTACGAAGCATGGATTCTGCAGCAGTAGCAGAAAGTGAATTCTTAACTTGACCTAAAGCGTTGGAACCACCACCGGATTGACCTAGGACTAGAATATCAGCAAACAAGGATGTTAAGATTAGGTTTTTATAGTATTCTTTAATCTTGGATGTATCCATTGCTTTGCTGCCGTTTAACGACAACAACTCCAACTCAAACATCGGTTGCTTAGAATCAGGATCATGCGCTTGTGGTAGAATCAAAGCTGACTGCTGATTTAACTGCAAGTTACGCATTACGTTTTCATAGTAAGCACGAATTGCTTTTTGATCAGGAGATGCATCTGAAGATAAGTACTGCGGAGGAAGCTTTAGAACTGGTAGACCAGCTAAATCCTTAGCTACACCGTTTGCTTCAATCTCTTCGATTACACTTAGAAATCTCCAAGCTAGATACGCATCACGAAGCATGGATTTACCAAAGGGATCGCCTTTGTGTTTACCTGCACGAAACAGCATAATCTTGCTACGAGGTAGGATTACTTCATTATTAGTTCTGCTTGAGTAGCGGTTATATACATCGGATACAGCTGAAAGGTTTTGCTTAACGCCTTTTACTTCATTACCGTCTTCACTGAAGATAAACTTCTCGATAGTCTCTTGATTACGAATTGGTAGCTTTTTCCAACCGATAAGACCATCATTGTATTTGGAACCATTGGCTTTTAAGCGTCTGCGGTATACTTTCTCTTGAACTGAGAAACCATACATATTAGCTGACATTGCTTCTGAGATAAATTCCGACCAGTTTTGATCAGTAAGATCATGCATCATTTCGTTGATGATTTCAGCTTGTCGAAGTTCTTCTGCACTAGCGTCTTTAATTGGTTTAAACAACCAGTCTACTTTACCGATTAAGTTTTCGTATAATGTTAAAGCTGCATTAATAGTGCCATGATAAGACATCTGCTTATAGGTATCAACGCTATTAGGGAAGTTTAACTCTCTCTTTAATTCATCGTTAGATACACCGTTGAAGACGTTTAAACCTAAGTATCCTGATTCACTTAACTTGAAGCGATCTGGCGTATCATCCACTGCTTTTTCTATGATATTTTGTGATTTACGTGCCATTAACGGCTCCTTTTATTATGAAACTAATGAACTATTAAAAGTTGGGATGTTGAAGCCTGAGATGCTTGCGTCAAATGGGTTACTACCTGTAAAATCAGGTAAAGTGAAAACTGGAATTACCAATTCTTTATTGAGTAATAAGAAAGCATCAGAACAACAGTCAACTTGATCGTCTTTTTTCTTAGGATCACCATCGAACACTTCCAACTCATCATAGAAAGCTTTATTCCAGTCGGCTTTTACTACATTTACAAAGCCTGACTGTGCTACACTTGAAAATGGTGCGAAACGGGTAATTTTTGATTTAACAGGTTTAGAAAGTCTTACATTAAATCCCATTTCTGCTAGTCTTCTTTGTAAGTCTCTGGCATATGCACCAGCCGCTGCTGCAGGGTCAATTGGAATTGAAATCGTAACTTCCTGACCATCACGAACTGCAGTTTCAAATATTAATTGTTCAACTTTATGCACCCTATCTCGCAAAGATACAACGTCTTCAACTGTGTACACATTAGTAGAATCCTTAGATATAAGAACTCCACGAGTCCAGTCAGGATTAGGATATTGCTCGGATGGCGCTGAAAATGCTGTATCCCAAGCTCTTACACGTCTTTTAGCCCTCCCATTGGGTAAATAAACTTCTTCCACCCACTCTCTTTTAAACATACCAGATGTTTGTTGACGTGCGTACCAAGAACCTAGCAGCAATCTCTCCATCTCCACTCTAGGAAGAGCTTTTAACTTTGAAACATACGTAGGGTCAGCCTTCATCAGTGGAGGATTGTCATATATAGTGCCGGGTACAAACATGAAAGTCAAAATACCAGACTGATCTCCCGAACCATAGATTGTTTCCAATTCTTCTCTGGTATCTGCCCATGCTAATTGACCACCAGCAACCTGAACCATGTAGCGCATCGGATATTTTTCTTTTCGAACAGGGATGCCTCTTTCATCCAATGCAAATTCAACCCACTCACGAATAAAACTATCGTAGTCAGGATTGCCTGTAGCAAAAGCTTGTTTTTTATAATCCACAGATGTAGAACGTAAACGAGAAAGCATGTATATCACGTTATCTTGATTCAGTTGCTGTATCTCATCAAATCCCAAGAAAGTCAGCTCTGCACCCTGATAGTTGTACTTATCGGATGCGTTGTCCAAGTATCCAAATTTCAATGTAGCGCCTGAACTGAAAATTAATTCCTGTTCTCGTACTTTAATTCTTAATTTTGGGTCTACTTTTTTATATAAATTAATAGCAGAATCGAACAAACCACCGGGGTTTGAAATCTGTTTAGTAGTTCTTCTAAAAATTACACCTCTTGTTCTAGGATGATGACAAAATTTTAAGAATGCTCCAAGTAAACAATGTGATTTACCTGCACCTGCTGCACCACCATAAAATGTAATATCTGCATTACTCATTAAAAATTGCTCTTGTGCTGATGATGCGGGTGAGAATACAATATTAGTTGACACTTTCATTTCCTTTATTTCTTATAATCAGTAGAACATGGTCAACTACCTCTTGCTCAGTTAAAAACTTCCAATTATAACCCATTGCAGCTTTACCGTTTTTGCAGCATTTTACAATCCAATCAGCCGTACTTTGTGTATAATTCTCAAAAGATTTAGCAGCATGTGTCGGACCCCAATAGACTTTATTATCAGACCTCAAAAGAACCTTATCCAAATTAGTAATAGGTTCTAGAATTTCTTTCATCTGTGAGTAGTCTGTTGTAAAATTTCTATGTAGGTTTTTATCAAATATCTCAATAACGTAGCCAGAAAAAATTACAAAAGGATATTTTTTAATACACGTTGTTTTTGCAGCAGAATATGCAGCAGCAGTTCTGTTTATATGTTTTGCAAATGCACGTTGAGAATCAAACAAATACACACCGTTTACCAATACCTTATTTGAAACCGCATCAATTAATTTTCTATTTGCACCAGACTCTGATCGCTCACGATACATATCTTTTCGCAATTGTCTATTTTTCTCTTTATCAATTTTTAGCCAACTCTCTTTAATTTTATCTGACATGCTCTTTCGATATTCTTCAGTATAATTTTCAGATCGTTTTTCAACAGCTTTTTGTACTTTTTCAGTGTCTTTTAACCAAGAAGTTTTTCTTAATTTATCTAATTCTTTTTCTTCTTCTGTCATTGCAGCATATCTTGCTTTTTGAATCTCAGAAAGTCTTTCATAATACAGTGGGTCTGACTTTTGTTTCTCTACTTGTATTTTAATTTGTGCAATGAGTTCGTCACGTAATCCGGGATTTTCACAGAGTCTTTTCTGAAACGCCTCACGCATAATTTTCTTTGAATCTTCAGTATGCTTATAACCTGTAGTTGAAACACCACCAAGTGTCATATTAGCTAGGTTATTTAATCCATATTTTTGAATCTCTTGCATTTCAATTTCAAAAGCTTGCTCTTCAGTTAAAGATGAAAATAAAATTTCAACAGATCGACCGTGCTTTTTTACAATGCGTTTCCAGTGTGCATTTCTGGAACTTTTATTCCAAGCTCGGCGACCTTTACCTTTACCTACATAGAAAACAGAATTATTATCTAATCTACGATGCAAGTAAACATAATATATTGATCTTGTGTCTAAGAAATTTAAAGTTTCTATATTATTCATTTATTATTCTCCTCAGAATAAGCCTCAAATAAACAATTGGCAGGTAAGTGAGGAGCTTACTCTTCGGGAATGACCCTAGCCATTGTAATAACAATTATTAATCAGCGTTAACCATCTTCAAACTAAACACAGGCGCATTTTGTTGTTGAATCTCTGTACCTTCTTTATCAGCTACTTCTTCACCATCATAAACATCTAGAACTAATCTGCGGTAGTTATCCAATAGGATAGTTGCAGCTTTTAGTTGGTTTTGGTGACTCGCTTCTGCATTCTTCATAATTTCAGCAGCAGTGATAATAGCGTCAGCTACTTGCGGCTTGATCTTACGAAGTAGCATGATTAGCTCGCGTTCTTTTAATGAACGGTTAGTTGGTTTATCTAATAGTGATTGATTCTTAGGGCGACCATTGGGGTTACCTGATTGACCAGCTTTGAATGTCATAGCATTTCCTTTATAAATTAGCCCTGAGTACCGAATTCAGGATTGGCTTTTCGTACCAACGGCTCATCAACTCACGTTGTCGTTTGTATAAGTACTTGGCGGTACTTACCCAAGGATAGATGGTCCTCGTGTTACCTTGCTGACAATCTACAAGGGACGCCTTCTACAAAGTAGATAACCGTTAGCGCAACGGTCCTAAGGGGACTCTTAATGTTAGTTATGCGTTTTAACTCATAGCGTAGGGCGCATCCCCTGCTATCTTCCCGTAATAGCCTAAGCTATCTCTCGAACGGTTTGTGGTGGACACTTATGGTAACGATCCATACGAGCTATATTAGCGCTGGTTTTACAGACCAGACCGTCTCCTTAACGGTATACGTATCCTAAATTTGGAAGCGGGTGACGGATTCGAACCGCCGATGCTGCGAGCTTATGAGACTGCAGTGGTGACCACCCTACCCGCTGTAATATTGGCAGAAGTAACAGGATTCGAACCTGTGGGCAGCTTTCGCCACCGATGGTTTAGCAAACCATTGCCATAAGCCACTCGACCATACTTCTATATTGGCTCCATTGGAAGGGGTTGAACCTCCGACCCAACGCTTAACAGGCGTTTGCTCTACCGACTGAGCTACAATGGAATATTTCTTTCTTCTTGATGTAATTCTCTGTGGCAATTAGCACAAACACAGATGCATTTATCAAGTTCTAATTTAATCTTTTCAAAACTTCTAGTTAAACCACTACCAGAAATTGCGAAATCTTTCACATTCGGGTCTAGGTGATGAAACTCTAAAGCTCCTATATATTTACTATAACCACAAATAGAACAACAACCACCTTTATACTCTACAGCTAAGACTTTTAGTTTATCTCGTCTTTTTTGTACAGCATCGGATGCACATTTTACACATCGGTATCTGTTATTATCGTTACTTTCTTTTCTATATGCAGTTTCACCATGTATTTTACATGTTTTTAGTATTTTGTTTTTCATATGTTATCCTGACATTCCACTAAATAAACAATCAGCAGGACGGTGGATAATCGTCTTTTCGGTGGGCCAACCTAGCTGTTGTATAAAATTCTTACTGATAATTTATTCCGCCGCCCATCAGTAAAGGGAACTTTATATTTGGAACTACCACGGAGAATCGAACTCCGCTTCTTAGGATGAAAACCTAATGTCCTAACCGATAGACGATGGTAGTATTATTTGGTGGACAGTTTTCGATGATGAATTACCTCACCTATCCCGCCCGTAAACTTGGTGCTGAAGGCAGGACTTGAACCCACCACCTACGGAGTACAAAACCGTTGCTCTACCAGATGAGCTACTTCAGCGTAAATTCTATTGTAACAGCACTTTGAACTTCTGTCAATAGCTTCAGATAGAATCTCTTGTATCCATCTCAGGATCATATTCATCATAGAATACAGGATTAGTCTTACCTGAAGGATTTCTCAGTAGATTTACATCCACTTGTACTTCGGAATCTAAATCCAAGAAAGCACGATCTAAGCAATCATCGCATTCAGCAGTCTTATTGAAAACGTTTTGCTTGAAGTAGCGGTTACATGTAATGCAGTTCATTTGTTGTTTTATTCTTTTTGTTAACCATTATAGACAATCACTGCGGTTTGACCACAATGAGATACAGTTTGTTGTTAGTGCTCTACTAATGAGCACAGCGAATTAGTGCTGGTTACTTATCCAGCTTGTACTGAAGTAGCTGTGATTGAAAGGAGTTTAAAGATACACAACCGAACATACAAAGGTTTTATCAGTGCAGGTTTAAACCATGATTTATCCTAGGTAGGGTCGTTGCGCTTAATACAACGATTTATCAAAGACTGTAAGTTTAATTTACACCAATTGCTTGATTATATCATAGAAAACTTATAATTTCAAGAGAAATATCAATCGAAGACACAATATCTATTTAAAATCTTAGCGTACTTAAGCTGCAGCTTATTGAGCATTCGTTTGGCAACAACTATATCTTGCACTACTAATATTTTATCTTTACCGTTTTCTTTCCAGATAAGCACATAAGAAAACATATCCTTGTGATGAGGCTGTAGTTTTAAATATCCAGATAAATTTC